TGGCCTTCTTCGCCACCCCGCGCATCAGACAACTGAACGGCACCTGCACCGGCGCGCCGGAACCCGCGTCGTACTGCTGCAGCGATGCGCGAAAGGTCACCCCCTGCGCCAGGTAGTCTAGCATGTCGAACTGCTGCGCGCTCGGCACCTTGAAATTCACCGTGGCCGTCATCGGCCGCACGTGCCCCTGCACCGTCACTTCCACCGCGCCCGTGATGCCGGCGCCCGACAGCTCCTGCACCAGGAACTCGATATCCGGCATCACGATGTCCGCCATACCCAGCAGCTTGTTGCCTGCCAGATAGGCATTGCAGTTATTCACCATCGCCGGCAACGGCGCGTTCACCCCAACTCCCAGTCCCATAATGCCCCCCTTGGAGCGCGGACCTCTGAGTCCGCGCGTGTTGACCATCTGTCCCCACGTCTGGGAGAGCCTACCATCTCACCGCCCGGCCCTCCCAAACGCAAAACTCAAACCTTCCCCGCCTATCCAAACAGCGTATTCAAATACGCCGTGTTATAGACCAACTGGAAGGTGATACTCTTCGCCGGCACCGGCGGCGTCGGATCGACATCGAAGACGAAGTCGCCGCCGATCAGGTTCACGGTCGGGTTGCTCGACGCCAGGAACTGGCACCGCCCGCCCAGGATATAGCCGCGGTTCGTCAACCCGTTCAACCACTGATTCAGTCTCGTGACCACGGTATCGATTAACCGCGGGTTGCCCGGCTGGTCGACGTTCTGCCAGTAGCTCAGCACCGCCGTGTTCCCGATCCAGTTGAACATGTCGCGCACGCAGTTCCAGCGCTCGATGGGATCGGTGGAACCCGGATAGGCGCCGCTCTCATTGCCCCAGATGCGCCAGCCCGTTAATCCGAACTGCAGCCCGGTCACAATGCCGGCGGCGTTCAGCAGGTTCGCCTGCGTGATGTTCAGGAACACGTCCGTGCCGGCGTCCAGGCACAGTCCGTCGCCGGCCAGCGCCTGGTTGCTCGGGCTGGCGTAGGGCACGTCGTTGTTGTCCGCATTCAGCCGGCAGCGCGCCGCGGCGTAATGCAGGCTCATCCAGTATTGCACCGCCCCCAGCGTTACCTGTGGCCAGCACACCACCGCCAGCGCGTCGGTATAGCTATTGGTCGCCTTCCAGGTGATCGCATCGGTATACGAATCGCCCTGCCCCGCGCTGCTGTCGATATCCAGAATCGCCCGCGCCTTGAACACCCCGTTGATGCTGTCCGCCTTCGCGATCAGCGCGACCGCCACGGCGCTTTGCTGGCTCCAGCCCGGCGCCAGCAGTTGCCCGGGCACCTGCCCGGTGCGCGCGTAGACATCCTCCACCGCGTCGATGCCGTCCTCGATGTCGCCGCTGTCCATCTCGTCACCCTCGAAGGTGTCGAAGTTATACTTCAACGCCGTGGTAGCGGTGCCGATGGTGCCCGTGCCCACCCGCGTCACCACGATCTTCTCGTCATCGTTATACGCGGCGGTATAGTCGCGCGGCGTCTGGTAGGTGGTATTGCCGTCCGCACTCTTCACCACCAGGCTGGACAGAATGGCGTCCGCGACATCGATGGTGTAGACCCCGGCCACTAGCGCCGCGTCCACTGCCGCGTGCGCCGTGTTCATCGTCACTGGATCGAAGGTGCAGATGCATACGATCGGCGCCACGTTGTACCGCGTGAAGAACACGTCCGCCGCCATGCACAACGGATATTTGTCCCAGTCCGTCGACCAGCCGAATGCCGCCTTGAACTCATCCAGCGTTGTGCAGATCGTCGGGATGTTCAGCAGCGCCGCCGTCCCCCCGTCGATCTGCCACACCGGTGCCGCCCCGATAATCACCGGTAGCGACGCATAACTCGTCACCGGCGACTGCAGCGCCGTCGCCAGCTCGGTAAACTTCACTCCATGCTCGTATGGCATGTCAGCTCCTCCCTCTCAAGTCCCGGCAGGGACGATACATTGATAGCCCAGGGTGTGAACCCTGGGGATAGGTTCACGTTATTCAACCGGCACCACCAGCGCCATCCGCCAGCTCGTGGTCAGTTGCATATAATGCATCGGATAGGTGCGAGACTCCGTGCTCAACTGGTCGAGCGCCTTATACGTCAGCGGCAGCAGCAGCGGATACGGACCTATCTGCCGAGATTCCAATAATCGCTGCCGGATGCGGAAGGCGATGTTCTTCGCCTCTCGCCAGCCGTCCATCTCCTCCGAATACGTCCCTACGATGATCCCCACCGTCGTCTGCGCCTGGTCTTCGTTATCCGTGCCTCCGTCCAGATAAGCCCACACATACGGCACATCCGGGTGCTCCGGGTCCTTCGGCGGCATCATATCCTCATGCACCGTCACCGCCCCGGCGCTCCCCCGTCCTGTCTGCATGCGGTAATCCGCGATGACCCCCGGCAGCCACCGCTTGCATAATTCATCCAACAGATGTACCGGACTCATCCCGACGGCTTGCATGCCATAACCTCCGTCCAGTCCCGGCAGGGACGATACATTGATAACCCAGGGTCTGAACCCTGGAGATGCTGTCCATTCAATACCGCCCCACGATCCCCGCCAATATCCGGTCCGTCTCGTGCAGCAACCTCTTTTCGAATTCCTGCGCCATCGCCGCCTTCGTCACGCTGCTCACCGTCTCCTCGCCCAGCATGGAGGGGACGGACGGCCCGAAGAGCCGCTTGATCGGCAAACGACTCTCGCCCTCGCGCTCCAGCACTTCCATCTGCCCCTGCCAGAGTCCCAGGAAGGCATGTTTAAGATACTTGTTGTCCGATCGCTTCACCGACACCCGCAAGCCCTTGCGTGGCCGGCGCTTGCCGATGGTACGCGGCGACACCTTGAACTTGATCAGGGGGATCACCGTTCCCGCGCTGATCAGGTCTGCGCGCAGGCTGTTCCGGTTCGCGCGCAGTATCTTCAGCGTTTTCAGCACCGCGCCGTATTTCACGTCATACGTCTCGCGCGCTTTCCGGGCCACCACCGTGCGCCCGTGTGCCGCCGCCCGGTTCAGCGCCGGCGCAATCGCCCGCTCCAGCTTCCCCGGCATCCCCGCCAGCGCCACCCGCGCCCGCTCGATCCCCGGCGCGCTCACCTCGATCAATTTTCCGCTGGCATTAATAACCGCCATCTCACCCTCGCGAAGCAAAAAATCAGTGCAATCTGCGAAATCGGTGGTTTCCCGTCCCCTACGCTCTCCGAACGCGTAACCGCATATCCAGCAGCCCCTCGATATCCTGCACCGTATTGACAATGAATAGCCGCCCATCGATCGTCAGCGCCTGCTCGGGAATTGGCAGCACCGGCAGATCGCTCGTCAGGCACTTCAAAAACCAGCGATCCTCATAATTCGGGTCGTTCGCCCGCCCGGACGCGTTGCCCTGGATGTCCTCGATCAGCAGCGAGAGCACGTTCAGCGTGTCGCCGATGGTGCGCCGTGTCCCACGAGAGAGCGTCGTCCGGTTGTCCCGATCCCGAATGGATTGATAGCTCGCCGGCGACGTCGAAGGGCGCGCGAACACCGTGGTGATCATCTGCACCAGGTCGACAATCAGCGTCCCCCAGCTCGTCACCGTCCGCGATCCATACGACCAGACCCGCGCCGCAATCGAGTCGTTGCTCGGCATCGCCTCCAGGATGGCCGTCTGTGAAGCATCCAGCGCATCGGCCGTCGCCAACCCCGAGAGATCCGGCGCCGCCGGTATCGCGTCCGTGATCGTGCCCACTGCCGCGTCCAGATCACCCGGCGTCGCCGCCCCCACCTCCGCCGCAATCTCCGTCGCGGTCGGGATATCCAGCGCCGTAATAGCGTTACTGAGCGCCGTCTGCGCGCTCGTCACGTCGGACGGGTGCGCCGGATCCAGCGCCTCCGCCGTCGCCTGCAGCGTCGCCATCAACCCCGCCAGCGAGGCATATTGTTCCGCCGCCAGATCCTTCGTTTGCGCCTCCGCCAACTCATCGGTGAGACTGGACAACGCATCCAGGATCGTGCTGATATCTGCCTCGTATTCCGTCGATACCGGCAAATCGTTAATCAGCCCGGTGATCGTCGCCAGGATGGACGTGATGTCATCCGGCGGGGTGGGCGTCCCCAGTGTCGTGGTGATATAAGTATTGATCCCCGCCACCGCCGCCTGAATCAGCCCGATGGTCGTATTGTCCGGCGCGGTGTAATCTTCGGATGCCACCCGGCTGTCAATGGACGCGTCCAGATATCCCGCCTTCGCCGCGGTATAGACGCTCTCCGTCACGATATGCCGCACGCACGGCACGTCGCCCGCCCGCGTGGCGATGACGGACACCAGATCGGCGTTCATCTCCGCGGCAGTCAGCAACACATACCAGGCATGCGTGCCCGTCGTCTGCACCGGTGCGTTCGTCGCCGGGTTGCCGGTCGCGCTGCCGTCCAGGATCACCGTGACGGTAGGTGCCGTCGCGCCGGAATCGGCCGCTCCACCCGTGGTCAGCATTTCCAATGGGCATTTATATGCAACGCCTTTGGGAATCATGCGATCATCCTTCCACCGAACGGAGCGCCATACAGGACATTCATCCCCTGCGGCTTCACCGGGTCCTGCCACAACCAGCCTGTATTACCGCCGTTATCTGTCGAGTGCGAGCCGGCGAACCATGTCGCGCCGCCCAACGCCTCGATGTCTGTCAAGGCGAGATAATCGCAGATCACCGCCCCGTTCGGCTTGCTTAATGTTGCTTTGTTATGCAATAAATTGGAGGTGATCGTAATATGATTGACGGATGTTCCGTTGGTCGTGAAAGTGCCGTTGATATTAGTTGTGGTATTTTTGGTAAACATAACCGTCTTGGGCCCGCTGATCGTGAAGTTATTGAAGGTGTTGGAAGTAGTGAAAGTTACCGAACCTGTCCCACCGCCGGTGATAAAAATATTGTAAAAAGTATGGCCTATGTCGCCATCAAATGTTTTAGCACTGTTTGAAGTATCCGAAATTACGAAATTTGAAGTATCAGCATGAAAATTACTGTTAGCAACCCAGAGAACTTGACCAGTTCCTGTCAAAGTATATGTTCCAGATCCAAGCCAAATAATAGCAGCATATTTATTTATATATATTTTACTGACTGTCACATTTTTATTATTACCAGACCAAGTTACTACCTCGGTTATGTTAAGAATGGAAATCGATGTAAAATCATCCTGTAATTGAAATGTTGCTCCAATTGTTTGAATATTGATTTGCGCAAAAGTCATATTATTGCTGGTCAAAGATAAGGTTCCCGTCCTCGCTTGGGACTCAAAATACCAATTTTTGTTAGCGTGGGTAAAAGTGCCAGCATTGGCAAAACTGATCGAACCATAAGTGGTGACATTATTTGCCAATGTTAATGGTGTGGCGGCGGTAAACGAAATGTCTTTTCCAATCCTCGGCATATCGGCGGTGATGGTATTGGTTCCGTCGAGAATGACGTTATCTTGTGGCAGTGGTATCCTCGATGTCCATTTCGCTGTATTTGACCAGTTGCCGCTATCGCCGTTCCATGTTTGATCAGTAGTTGCGGTGAATATAATATTTGCATTCCCTCCGCAGTCTCCTGATCCTCCAGCCGCAGCAGACAGATCGACAGCCGTCCCAAATCGGATATCGCGAAAATCAGTATTGGTGGCAGTAACGGTAGCACCAGCATTGGTGACAGTTCGCTGTATACCGAGTACATTCGATTGTATAAGTATTCTGTTGATTGTGGAATTTCCGGTAATTATCAGAGAATGAGTAATGGTAAAATCATTGGAAAAATAAGTATAAGCTGTTGGGGTTGCCGCTCCGATAATTTCAAGATCATAGAATACAAATCCTGTTCCACCAACGATGATGCTATATCCCGCAGGTTGCAAAGTGACTTTTTTGCCATTCGCATCAAATATTCCCGCGCCTAATTCCATTCGTCCATAGGTGAGTAAATCATCCTGTAATTGGAATGTGCCACCTACTTTGCTGAATGACATAGTTGGCATCAATTTGCCATAAGTCGTCAGCAAACTGGATTCCTTAAATGAGATGGTCGATGTGATGCTCGCAGGAGCATAAGTCATACCGGATGAGAGCTTAAAATTTCCATTGACATCTAGGTTAATCGATGCATTATGTGTGATTCTCCCGGTATAACCGGTCAGATCGACCGACTTACAACTTAAATTGGCATTAATGACCAGGTTACCGCTGGTAGGGGTTGCGACAATATCATCATTGCTCGTGGGGACAATCCCCTCCACCCAGGCGGTGGCGGCGTTGCTGTTCCCGCCTGCGTCCGATATTGTCCGCGTCGTGCCCACTGTATATGTAATAATCAGATAACTCTGTGTGCACTTGCTCCGCGTCCCAGCCGCCCCATCCGTCGCCAATCCCGGCCCGAACCCCTGAATGTCGGCCAGGTCGGCATACGTCCAGGCCAGCCCGGTGTATGGATTCGTCGCCCAGGTCTTCGTGGTATTCCCGTAGGCCCCCGTCGCCCCACAACCGTCCTGGTGATAATCGTTCTCGTGCACGCGCAGATAGGCGGATTGCGCGGCGGTTGAGCCGTTGCTGCCATCGACATACGTGCGCACGAACACGTCGATGCTGCTGATAAGCGACCCGGCCGGCACGGTATGCGTGAATCCGCAGATGCAATAATTCGCCACCCCTTGCGGCACATGCACGAAGGTGGTGTCGTCGTCCGGCGTCCCCACCGGATCGTCCAGCGCCTCATACCGCGTCGCCGCTCCGGTGATCTGCAGATTCGCCAGCACGTCTGAAATTGGCAAGCAATTCTGAACGGACATGTGAAAACTCGATAAGGATCAGTCCCCCCTCTCCCGGAAAGGGAGGGGGGGCAGTGTTATGCGTGCGCGGGGTAGTATCGCCCGTCGCGCTCTTCGATATCGCCGGTGTAATACTCGGCATGCCCGAGCTGCACCAGGCGCGTCATGCTCGCATCATCCAGGTGGAGCAACACCTCCCCGACCGCATACGACCGCTCGGCATCGCGTGCCGGGATGGAGAGCAGGACGGCCATCTCATAGCTGTCTATTTGGAGCGCGGGTGTGTCACCCGCACCGGACTCCGTTGGGAGCGCGGGTGTGTCACCCGCACCGGACTCCGGCTCCTTGACCGGCAACTGCTCATTGTCGTCGTGTTTTCTTCGCGTCATCACATACCTCGAAGGTTCCTCCCCCCTCTCGGTGGGAGAGGGGGGCACGGGGGGTGAGGGAACGCCTCTGGTTACAGCACCGTCGCCCAATACCAGCCATTCGTCAGCGTCGGCGCCGGCAACGGACGGGCCACCAGCTCCATCCAGCGGATGTTGGTATCGCCGTCATACCACTGGCGGGGGAACTCCTCCACCTGGTAGGTCACTGCCGGCTGCGTGCTCATGTCGGTATAGGCGCCGAAAGCCATGATGAACGAATTGTCTGGATTGGCCAGCACCAGTTGCCCGGCGGGGATCATCGGATACCGCGTGACCGTGCCGTTGGCGGCGACCGTCTCCCAATACTCGGTGTAGGTGATGATCTCGACCAGGTAGCCGGTCGGGGTCTTATACCAGCCCAGCGAAACCGCGCCGGGATAGTCGGCCAGCGGCGTCGGGTCGATCTTCAGCAACACGTTCTGGAACTTCGCGTTTTCCGCTTTCACCTGGTCGCAGAGCATGAATTTCTGTGCCACGTCGGTCGCCATGATGCATTTATTCGGCATCACACCGGTTTCTGCCAGCACGGCCAACATCCAGCGCTCAATGTCGGTCAACGGCACCGCCGTGGTAGGCGCGCCCCACAGTGCGGTCGTCAGCAAGGTCTCCTTGTTGGTCAGCGCGAAATCCAGCGTCGCCTTATAGTCGTCGCCCTCCATCACCACCTGACCGCCGAACATCGTCTGTGCGCACATCCACTCGCGCCGGCGCATGATCGCGTTATGCATGCGCAGCATATCCTGCTGCACCAGTTGCGTCTCGCGCTGTTCCGGCGTCATGCCGTCATAGATTGCCTCACCCGGCAGGCGCTGCAGCAGGTCGAGCTGCTTCATGTTCTGCCGCGGCTTCAGCGCCGGCGGCGTATAGCTGCGGGCATTGAAGCCAGGCCGGGTGATCGTCTTGCCCGCGCCGTCGATGGCGCTGAACGGCGCCATGATGCGGTTCTCGCTCACTTCGTCCAGGTCGATGTTCTCCGTCTTCGACATGAAGCGCTGCTTGAAGAACATATCTTGCAGGAACGTCTTCGCTCGCTTGCCGGTCTGCTGCCAGGCACCGAGCAGGGTTCTCGGTTGGAACCAGTTGATTGCCATCTCACTATCTCCTTGCTCCCCGGCAAGCGGGGATGATTGATACACTCCGTCAAGCCCCGGTATGGGCGATACATTGGTAGCCCAGGGTGTGAATCCTTGGGCATCGGGTTATCGGTCAGGCATGCGTCACCGACAGCAGGTACAGCCCCTTGTCTTCCATCTCCGTCCGGTGATCGTCGGCGGTATCCGCGCCGCCAAAGGTGACGGCATCGACATTGAACTCGCCCTCGGCATACAACGACGTGGGCAGCGCGCCATTAGTGGCATCGGTCGCCACGGCGAGAATGCGCCGAACCACCTCCGAGCCGTCTACCGCCGTCTTGACCGCCGACTTCCAGTTCCCCAGCGTCTTGCTCACCGTGAGGGTGAACGTATCGCCGATGTCAAAGTTGTTCGAGCCGTCGTTCAGTGTGAACGCGATCGGTCCGGCATACGGCGTGCCGGTCACCGCGTTCTCCAGCGCGATACCGTCCGGATCCACTACGCTGAATGTGCCTAATCCGTTTGCCGGCACGGCTTGCGCGACGGTGACCTCGTAATAGTCGCCCAGCGCGTGCTTGTTGGTGTTGTCCTCCGCGATCGCGAACTTGATCTGTGTGGCGAAGGCGCTGCCGCCCACCGTGTACAGACCGAGGAAGGCGCCGGACGGATCGAGCACCAGGAACTTCGCCGCGACGGCTGGATCGGCATTATAAGCCGTCATGCACAGCACCTTGTAAACGCCGTATTGCGCGCCGGTCAGCAGCGGCGTGGTGACATCCAGCGTCAGTACGCCGTCACCGGCGCCCTGGCAGTCGCCCGCGGTCGCGGCCTTGTCGCCGCCGATGCAGGTCAGCAGGTAATCGCCCACCTTTGCGCCCGCCCCCAGCGCCTGCCCCGTGCAGGTGCCGTTGCTGCCGGCATTGGCGCCGGCGACCGCCGCGGCGATCGCCAGCAAAATACGCCCCAGCGCCGCCCCCCGCGACAGATTCTGCCCTGCGGCCAGCGTGCCAGGAATGGCCAACGGCTCCTCGCCGCCCGCCAGCAGATTGTCCATTGTCATCGTTTCAGTGGCCATCGTTCTCTCCTTATCGAAATACAAATTGGTTATGCTTCAGCAAAGCCCCGGTAGGGGCGAAACATCGATAGCCCAGGGTGTGAACCCTGGGAAATCAGGTGATGATTAGATCCGCCCTTCCTCGCTATTTTGCTTCGCCATCGCCGCCACCCGCGCGGCTTCGTCTTCACCGCCGCCCTCCGGCGCCACCCCGGCCGCCACCACGTTCGCCCCGCTCACGTGCGCATCCGCCGCGCGCCGATGCAGGAAATCGAGCCCCGCCTGGTTCTGCTGGCCGGCTTCCACCAGCTGCTCGCATACCTCCGCGTAGGACGTCCCCGCGCTCTTCGCCGTCGCCACGATCTCCCGCGCCCCCTCGCCCCGGATCCCGTCCAGCTTCAGCATCCGCCCCCGCTCCGCCTGAATACCCTCCTCGCGCGCCGCAGTGCGGATCTCATCTACCAGCGCGGTAAAGTGCTCGGATAGCGTCTCCGCGGTGAATACGAAGCGCTGCTCGCCGATGATCAACTCCCGGCCCCCCGCAATGGCGAAGGGGAAGAGTGCGGCGAGATTGGCGGCCGGATCTGGTGCCGGTTCTGGCGCCGGTGCTTCTTCGTCCGCGATCGCCTCGACGTTCAGTCCGTCGAATTCCGCCAGCTCCTGCCCGACGCCGTTGATCATCAGTTGCGTGCCTTGCACGCTGGCCGCCATGCGCTCGGACAGCAATTCGTCGGCGAAGCCTTTCTCCACGGCTTCGGGGGCATACATCCAGCGATCTTCCGTCATCAACGCGTGGATGTCGTCGGCGGCCATGCCCGTGCGCTCCGCGTAACCGTTGACGAACTGCGCGCTCATCGCGTCCAACTCGGTGGCGTAATCGCGCATCTCGTGCGCGTTCATGAAGAGGAAGCCTGTCGCGCGCGGATGGTGCACCAGCATCGCCGAGTTGGACGGCATGATGACCTTCGCCCGCTTCGGCGCAATCAACGTGGCCGCGCTGGCTGCCGCCCCGTCAACGCGCACGGTGAGCTGTGCCGGATGCGCGTCGAGCATCCCCCGGATCGCCCAGGCCGCGAAGGGATCGCCGCCATAGCTGTAGATGCGCACGGT